CTTTGAATAAACAAAGGGTTTTAAAATTAACTAATTCAACCTATTATGAAAAAACTATACTGCTGTAAAGTCACCATAGATAATTGCGGCTGGTTGTTCAACTGCAAATCCTACTTGAGCTTCGATACGTGCTGTGATATTGTTGTTCACAAAGTTAGAGCCTTCTGTTTCACTGAACTCCAAAGATAAACCCTCTGTAGTTACTTTCGAAACTCTTGACCAATCCCCAACATAATATTTATTAGCTGGTAACCAATTTGAAGCCTTCAAAACTTGAACACCTGCAACTCTCAAAACTCCACCGTCATAAGTAACAGCAGCAGCAAGATCATCTTTTGCAGTTTTCAAGATAGAAAGGTAATCAGTAGGGCGAACAACGATTAAATTCGTTTCGTTGTAGTCAGCATCTTGCAATTTACCAATTTCATTGATAAGCATTTCAGCTTTTGTTTTACCTGTAATGATTTCAGTTGATGCAGTTGCTCCAGCTGCCAAGATAGTTTGGAATGCAGCGTTTTCTGCTTTGTAATAATCTCTACGCAAAAGAGCAGGAATCGAGTTTACGATATAAGAAAGGTTATTTCTCATTTTTTTGCTGTAACGAGCGATACCAGCGATAAAGTTGGTAGCTACGTCGATAGCTTCAAAATCGTAATCTCTTTGTGATTTTGCAGCTCCCTCATTGTTTGCTCCGATAGAACCTTCGCCAGCTAATTCACGAGTGAATACATAGATACCATTGTCTGCCATTACTGGACGTGCTAAATCTTCTAAGTTTACGCTTTGACTTGGCAATGTAACGATGTCAAGATTGTAAGTTTTAGGAGTTGATCCTGAAACATTGGCGGTGGTCATATTACCAACTACCTTAGTTTGCAATCCTTTTCCTTTTTGTACAGTTTTGATAGCTTCGATGTTATCAGAAACGGCTTTAACTAAAAAATCAGTGTCTTTAGTTTCTGTTTTAGCTTCTTGCAATTTAGCATCCAATTTCTCGGCATAGTCTTGAGTTTCTTTCAACTTCAATTCCATAGCATCGGTAACGGCTTTCAATTCGGCTTCGAACTGATTTTTGTTTGATGCTGATAATTTTACTTCAAACGCATCGATTGCGCTTTTTACTTCTGTTGCAGTTTTAGTTTCTAAACCGCTTTTAATGTTTGCCAGTTCGGCTAATAATTTCTCGTCCATTTTATTTAAGGATTAAAGAGTTTGTAAATGATTTTAAAGTTTCCATAATCGGCTCCAAATTCGTAGTGTCACTTTGTAACGGCTCTTTATCGAGTGATTTTAATAAGTTTTCGATTTGTCTTAGTCTTTCATCTGAATAATCCAAATCGTATGATTTTTGTATTAATTCCATTAGTCCGTAATGGTTTTTAATGCTTTTAATATCCTGAACTGTTGATAGTTGATTTGCGCCCCAGCTAGATAAAAAAGAATATTCCATTAACTTGTACTCTTTGATGATGCTTTTGTCTTTTTGGTCTCGTTGCATAACCTTATAACCAATTGACAATTCAGCATTTAATCCGCTAGAGTGCATTAACTTTATATCCTCGAACATATCTTTTCCTAAAGTCTTGTTGAGGTTAAACTGGCTTGTTGTAAGCAAACCATAAGAATCTTTGGTGTCAATTGCCAAAGGCACGCCAATCATCATTGTAGGATTGTGGTCTTTCAATACCCTAATTCGTTTAAAGTTTTCGTTTACGGTTTTGTCAAAACTACCAAATGCGCTAATGTCGCCATCGCTATCTTTGAAGTTGTAAGTATTGGCATAAGCTACTACTATCCCTTTGGATTCGTCTAAATCTTTTAAATCGTATGATAATTGTTTAAAGTTCATAGTACAAATGTATTAATATTATTTTAATTTAGTCTAAATAGTTAATTTTTTTTTCTAATAGGCAAACCGTCCTCTCCCAATCTAGGAACTAAAGCTACTTTACATCTACATTGAATTACGTTACCAGCACTTGTGCGAACTTCCCCGTTAGTTTGGTCTCCCGGAAAGGACAACATTTCCCCACTTACATTGAAGTCCTCTTCATACGGTACTTTTACCCCGTTCATTGCTAAATGGTTAAAAGGCTCTCGGCGTGTCCGTCCGTCTTGTGCTGAAATCCAAACTTTGTCTAATTCTAAAGTCGAACTATTACCAGCCATTATAGTTGAAGCGTTGGTAATAGTTGTAGTTTCGGTTCGGGCTATTCTCAAACTTTGATATCTGTAAAATCCCTGTCTTTCCAATAATCTTGCAATATCTGACGTGCTTAAATTTTGTTCGTAACCTTGTGAAATAGTATCTAAGATAGTTTGAATTAAAGTGCTTTGAACAGATGTTATATTTTGACCCGCATTTTGTTGCAGCCAAAGGTTCATTATCTCATTAAACCAATTATCTCCAAAAACCTTAACTCTTTTTAGTTTTTTATCGATTGAGTTATAAATTGGTTCGCCAACGGTTATGTATGAATCTGAATACATTTTAGCTATCTTTTCCCTTGTGATATTTGAAACTATCAAAGCCTCGTAAGTAGCCTTTGACATATTAGCGAAAGGAATATCTTTGATGATTTTTGCAATATGTTTACGAACTACTCTATTAGCCGTTTGATCTGAACGCAATCTATATTTTTCGCTGACTACTATCATCTAAAACGCTTACATCGTTAATATTAACTATTCCTTGTGGTATATAAATTTCGTTCATTATCTCATCATCAATCTCCTCATAATTGAACACTTCCCTGCGTTCGTTTAGTGTTAATGGAACTTGATTTACCCATTTAGCCATCTCGCTCATATCGGTTTGCATTTCTGGAAGTTCTGAAATATCCCATTCAATAACATAATCCTGATATTCTTTGAATTTTTGTATAAATTCCAAATTAAGGTATTCGGATAATAAATCTAAATCAGGTTTAATATTATCAGTAACAACACGTTTACGGGCTTCAATCATTGTATCAACTCCGAAGCCTGAACCGCTTTTTTCTTCGTTCAATAAATCTACATTCCAATTTAAGCAGTTTGCTAAAGTACGTCTATCATAACTTAAATAATCAAACGGTTTTAATTCATCGGTAGTAAGTGAAATTCTAGTGAATCCTAATTTAGCACTTGACCCAGCAATATTTGAAAGTCTTTTCGTGTCGTTATCCATTTCTACTAACCGCTCTTTTAAACTTTGACCTTGTTCAGCGGTTAATGGTGTAGCCCCATCGCCAGCGTGTATAAATCCATAAACCCCACTATTAAGCATTGTCTTAGCATTATTATCGATAGCGTTATTTGAGCTTGTAATATTTCGTATAGCTGCCATTAATTCGGAATACCCGTATAAATGACTTCCCGAATTATCAAAAAAAGGATTTGCACGTTTAATATGAATTATATTCTCTGCAGGGAATTTAACAAACTGATTCCCTTGTTGCATAATGTAGTAATCGATAGGATTTTCAACACTTAGTAAATTAGCATTTTGTTTTAGTACAATCTGCATCCAATGTGACGGTAAAATATACAATTGTATAGGTTTTCCTGCATTCATCCCCTCTGATACTGTTTGCTTGTATAAGTACACATTACCGCAAGTTTTCAAATAAACTTTAAATAAGAAAATAATATCATTCCACGTTTGGTTGGGGTTTGGACGTTCTAAAGGCATTTTCTTTTCGCTATCTGTTTTATATGCTTTTTTTGATAGCTTATTAATAGCTAATTTTTGCTGAAAAGTTGGATTGTTTGGGTATTTCTTAAGGTTTTTGTAGGCTTCTTTGTCGTCTATTTTCTTGATTGCGAAAGGTACTGCACAACTTTTCGATGCTTGTTGATTAATAATAGCGTTTACATCTGGATTCTCGCCATATCCTTTGACAATAAGCGTTTCTAATGTTCTGTTATAAGTTGCCGTTTCTCCTCCTACTAATTTATATATTGCCTGATTAAATAGGTTTCTATTTGGATTTGTGAGTACATCCCAAGCTAAAGCGATTCTATTTTTTGCCATTATAGTGAATTTTATTCAAAGATATAAATTAAAATGTGAAAAACTCTTTTACTAATCCAATATTTTCCATTTCGTGATAACGAACTGCATCCATTGCGTGATTATATTTAGCAATTGGTGTGTTTAATGCATCTCCTGTCTTCTTGTCTTTTGCCCAAGTATATTTTTGAAATTCATCTATTAAATTTATCGAATTTGACGTTACTAAGTAGTTTTCTTTTTGCATTATCTGAATACCATAATTAATACTATCAGCACCTTTAGTCACTGGCAAAGCATTTACTTTAAACTTTTTTAATTCGTCAATACTTTTAGGTTCTGCACTATCGCAATAGCAGGGTAATCTAGTATTTATTTTTGAGGCTATCATATCATTACTCAAACCTCTTGAATAACATATTTCGTTTAATATTCGTTTATCGTTGTATTTATAAACCTCAACTATTGCTGTAGGGTCGTTGCTGTATCCGAAGTCTAAACCGTAACCTAGTAACCTTGCTCCTTCTGGAATCATTGGTATTTCAGACCAATTTGAATAAACAACCCCATCGAGTGAGCCAATCATTCCAAGTCCGTAAACCTTCCATTTATTAGACCAATATTTTGATTTTATATTTTCATCTTTAAACAGTAAATCAAATGATAAATTTGGATTATGAAATCCTTTAGTTTTATAATCTAAAATACTATCAACTT